CTGCTGGTACGTGGAAAGGCCTTCCTCCAGAGTGCAGCGGCTGATCGCCACATACCGGGTTGGATCGAGGCCTCCGAGGGTGCGAATGAGCTCGCCCCACGGCGCCAGCGGGTCCCGGACTGCGTCGGCCGTGCCGCCGCCGTCTCCTCCGTCGAAGATGCTGGGGAAACGGCGTATGAGAGCAGCCCGGCCTGCGAGAAACCCACCAGCAAAGTCACCACCAGCTGGCGGATCTGCAGCTTGTCGTCCTGGGAAGTGAGCTTCGAAACGAAGCGCCCGATGTTGCGGCCGCTCTCCGGCGTCCAGTCCGCATCGGGGCAGTCGGCCTCCATCAGGAACGTGCCGATCAGCTCGAAGGCCTTGCCTGACGCAATCACCAGGGAGAGCACGCGGACCGCAAAGTCGTCGTAGCTCTCGCCCTCCTGCTGCGCTGCGCGGTCGAGGCCTACCTCGCCCAGCAGCTGCATGACGGTGAGGTCGTGCTCGATGGTGGAATTTTCTATGGCGCGGAACTTGCGCCCGCCCAGCTCGATGATCTTGTCTTGGTCCTTGCCGATGATCTCCGCCATCGTTGCACCGCTCCTCTGCTCATAGGTTTGACAACAAAAACGGGCCGGGCGAACCGGCCCGCCGCCTTGGGCCTCCTCCCGTCAGATGTGCCCGTTCATCAGGACCACGATCAGGATGATGAGCAGGACCAGGCCGATGCCGCTCGGAAAGTAGCCGAGGTTCCACTGCTGGCTGTAGCCCCAGTGCGGCAGGCCTCCGATGCACAGCAGGACCAGAACGACCACCAGAATCAAGCCGAGGCTCATGTCTTTCTCCCTTCGAAAACGCAGCCGCTCTTACCCGATGTTGCGCACACGGTAATACTGCTGGCCGAAGGGCTGGGTGGTATCCACCTGCACCTTGCCTTTCAGCGTGGCCTCGCCGAACGTTTCCGCGATCAGCTGCAGGTTGCCCTCGGGCATCAGCTGGATGTTCCAGATGTCGAGCAGGAGCCGCTGCCCGATCACCTGGTTGGCGGCGCTGCGATAGCGCAGGTGCCCGTAGGTCTCCGGGTTCGACAAGCCGAACCACTCCTCCCGGGCCGTGATCGCCGGGATGCTGCCATCCCAGGTGGCGCTGGTCGCGATGTCCGCCGCCCCCGTGCTCGGGAACTTGATCATGCCCGCCGACGAATCGACCACATAGTCGACGCCGGCCACCAGCGCCGTGACACCCTGCTTGATGGCGGTGATTACGCCATTCAGCGCGCCGAGGTCGTACCAGCGGTCGAGCACCACGTCGGCCGCGCCGAGGCCGGCGATGGCCCTGGCGGTGAAGGTCGCAACCAGCGTCTGCGTCCAGGTTTGCGTTTTGCCCAGCATGGCCAGGGCGAAGTTCTCGGGATCGAGCTCCGAGAGCTTGATGGTGACGTCGGCGTCGGCGCTTACGATCACGTTGGCGTAGGTCGAGCGCACGCCGTCCATCGAGGACTTCTTCTCGAGCGCCTTGACCACCGTGTTGATCTCGAGCGAGTCGACGTTCCCCAGGTGGCGGAACTGGCCGGTGGGCAGGAAGGTGGTCGGATCGAAGCGATCCAGCCACACATCGCCCGCGCCGAGGTAGAGATTCTGAGGACTTGGAGTCTGTGCGAATGGCATTGTGGAACCTCTCTGCTTGCAAGATTTTGGTGCCCGTTCTAAAAACCGTTCTGTTTACGTCGCCGCGGCCGTCCATCCCTTAACGTGAACTAGCGCGGTAATGATCGCGTTGAGCGCGCTCGTCGCTGGAATTTCTGTCGGCACGCCCGCAACGAACCGGAACAACATGATTTTCCCCGCATTGAGAACGGGGAAAAGCAAAGCGTTCAAACTGTTTTGGCCCGGGGGGACCTCCGCGAAAATGACTCCATCGATGGTCGACGCGTCGAGTTCGGAAGGGAGAACAGACTCGCCCCCGACGACATAGTTGATGATCGTGAGTTGGGCAGACTGCCAAGAGTCGCTCGAGAGTAGCTGTAGGCTATGACTCAAAGATCACTCCGATGATGCCGTTTGCGACCTTGGTTATGGTGCCGAGCGTAGCGGGCACGGCCGCGCCCGAAATGCCGTTCGCGGGCGATCCGATGCGGGCGACGTTCTTGTTTAGCTGGTTATCCGCTGCTCCCGAGTAGCCGTTGCCATCCAAACCGACGCCGGTCGTGTCCGCCTGGATGAACACGTAGTAAAGCCCTGGGTTGATGGTGAAAGGTGTGCCGAGCGCTGTACTGATCACGCCAATCGCCGCGCTTGACGCGCCGCCATTTGAGGAGTTTGGAACAAGCGTACCGCTGCTGTCATAGAGGGCGATGTAGACCTTTGACGCTGCGACGGCCGTGTTGACTTGGAAAATGATGTTGCGGACGGTGATCGGATAGAGGACCTGAGTAGCATAAACAAACTTGTTCGTGGTGAGGCCGAGCGTCCCGCCACCCGTGGCGGGGGGAGCCATGCCCCAAAAACAGGAAAAGAATCCGATGCCCGCCGTTTTGAAAGTGACCGGCATTTGCGAACCGGCGAGCGCGCCCCCGAGGTCGGTGAAATTCGGTTGAGCGGAGACGGGGACGCCGTCCGTCCCGATCGACGTGAGAAATTTTGTAGCGGCCGCGGCGAGCGCCTTGATCCCGCCAAAGAGCGACGACGTCGGCGCGGGAAATTCCGCGGGTTTGAGCAGCCCACCGGAGTCGAGGCCCGCGTAGCCGCTGTTCGCGTCCTTGTGGGAGAGCAGCTCTCCGAGTGCCTCGGCGGCCAGTGCCCGCGTCTTCTCCACTCCCACCGCTGTATCAGCGTAGGCCGTGGTCGCGAGCTTGGTGGAGCTGTCGAGGGCTGTCGCGGTCGGGGCCGTGGGTGAACCGGTCAGCGCTGGCGAGGCCAGCGGGGCCTTCAGCGCTTCGGCCGTCGTCGCGCGCGTCGTCTCGACTCCCACGGCCGAGTCGGTGTAGGTGTGAGCGGTCGCGATCGCGGCCGTGTCCGCCGTTGCGCGGGCCGCCGCTTCTGCCGTAACAGCCGAGGCCCGGGCGGTGGCTTCGACCGCCACAGCCGCATCAGCATAGGCCGTGGTCGCCACCTTCGTGGAATTGTCGAGCGCTGCAGGCGTCGGCGCCGTGGGAGCACCCGTCAGTGCCGGCGAGGCCAGCGGCGCCTTCAGCGCGAGCGCCGTGGTCATGGTGGCGGCGTAGTTTGGATCGTCGCCCAGGGCGTCGGCGAGCTCCTTCAGCGTGTCGAGCAGGAGCGGCGCCGCATTGACCAGCGCGGCGATCTTGGTGTCGGTGTAGCCTTCCGCGGTCGCGATCGCAGCTGCTGACGCCGCCGCCCGCACGGCCGCTTCCACCGCCACCGCGGCATCAGCGTAGGCCGTGGTCGCGAGCTTGGTGGAGTTGTCGAGGGCTGCCGCGGTTGGCGCCGTGGGCGCGCCCGTGAGCGCCGGCGAGGCCAGCGGAGCCTTCAGGGCATCCGCCGTCGACCGTGCGCTCGCTTCCACCGCCACGGCCGAGTCGGTGTAGGTGTGAGCCGTGGCGATCGCCGCGACATCCCCGGACGCCCGCGCGGTAGCCTCGCTGCTGATCGCCGTCGTGAGCGTAGAGAGATCTGCAACCAGGCCGGTGATCTTCGACTCGGGCAGAGCCGGAACGTCGGCCGCCACCTGCGCCCGCAAGGCCGCGGGGCTCGTCGAGGAACCCGAGGGATCGGTGGCGAGGATCAGGTTGGGCACACCGCTCGGAGATGGTCCTGCTGGCCCCGTGGCCCCCGTAGCGCCAGCCGCGCCGGTGGCTCCGGTAGAACCAGCAGGACCTGTCGCGCCAGGCGCACCATCCGCACCTGCAGGACCTGCGGCGCCGGTGGGACCTGCCGGGCCCGTAGGCCCCGGGAGCAGGAGGATCGCGTCAACGGCCGCGTCCGTATAGTGCTCTGCGACGGCCAGCGTGGCCGCGTCCTGCGCGTCCACATAGCTTGTGAGCGCCCGCGCCGTGAGATCCGCCACCAGGCCTACCACGTCGGCCTCGTTGATCACGCTGGGCGCGAACACCGTGCCGGCTGCGCCCTGGCGGGCGATCTCGGTGGGATCGTCGGTCGAGGTGATGTAGCGGATGGCGAAGTCGATGGTCAGGACGCCGTAGGTGGCATCGCCCGCGGCTTCCTCTTCCCACTGGCTCTCGACTTCATCGATGCCGATGGCGAGGCCGGCCAGGCCGCGGTCCGCCATGAGCGTCTGGATCACCAGCACGCGGAGCGGATCGAGGTCGGGAGGATCGCCCGGCGCGTGCAGGCGGAACATCAGGTGCAGCTCGCGGTCGGCGAGCGGGGCCGTGCGTTTCATCTGCGTGGGATAGGTGACGCGCTCGACACCCATCTTCACGTTGACCGCGGGGAGCTCGGAGGCCTCGAAGGGGCGGATGCGCTGGTTCACCACCAGGACACCCGGCATGCCGGCGTCCAGGATGGTGACGGCGTGCTCGAGGATGACCTCGCCGATCGATTTGGCTGGGATCTGAACCATGGGCTGCGTTTCCTAAGCCGGCAGAGTTTCTTCCTCGTCCTCGTCGTCGTCGGGTGGCTTGCGGTGTGCCATGTTGCCCTCCTGATTTACTCGACTCGCAGCACCAGCAGCGACGTGCCGTCGATCTCCTCGAGCCGCTGCCAGACTTCGTAGGTGGTTCCGTTCACATTGCAGGTTCGGCCGCCCTCGAGGAACCAGAACAGCGACGTCTGCACCCGTGCCCGCACCACCTTCATGATCACGCCGGCCGCGCCCTGCATCTCCTGCTTCATCTCGTCGGACTTGTCGAGCATGCAGGGCCCGGTGACGGGCGCGCCGACATCCGGGGTGGCCGTGATCACATCTCCCCAATCGGCCAGCTGCCCCGGAATGTCGTCGTCGCGGCTCATATTATTTTTCTAATACGTGTTAAGCCGCCTTCAGTCGTTTGCTGATGGCCGCCACCAGCTGGCTCTTGTTCATGTTGGCGTCCACCTGCACGTGGTGCTGCTCGGCGTACTCGATCAGTTCGGCCTTGGTCATCCCATCGAGCTCGGCCAGTTCTTCTTTCAGCTCGGCCTTGCTGAGGTGTTCGGGCTCGGATTTCTCGTGCGCCCCGCCCGCTAGTCCCAGGGCTCTTTCACCCGAGGGGGCGTTCGGAACTGCAGACCCGTGGAAAGCTGCCGGCGCTTTCGCCTCGGCGGCTCCGGCTCCTGCGGTCGTCGAGGGAAGGGGCCTCCCGTCTGCGCCCACCGTGGTCACGCTGCTGGCGTACTGCTTTGGAACCTCGCCCGCGAACTCGACCACCTGGCCGTTCTTGAAATGGTTCTCGGCGGTGACCTTGTACGTGCCGTTGCCGGCCCCGTCCACCACGGCCGCCTGCACCGCATGCTTGCGCTCCTGCGCCTCTTCCGCGGTTAACACGATCACTACGCCGGGCATCAGGACCAGCGCCGTCGCTGTCACAATTGCTTTCCTGGTTTGCCTCACCCTTTCTTGGAACATTCGAAACCTCGGTAAACACGGCGGCGCTCCGAACCTCCCCCCGAAGTAATCGGAGCGCCACCCAGGTGGGGGATCTGCTAGACGAACAGGCTCTGCGTCGCGCGCTGCCAGTATCCGTAGCCCACGTTGCGCAGAGCCGTCACGCCGTACCAGTGCTTGCGCTCCTTGAACTCGAGCTCCGAGCCCTCGGCGACGGCGTCGACCGTGATCGGAACCTCCTCCTGCCGGATGAGGGCGCGCGTGTTGCTGTCGGTCAGGAAGGTGTAGAACTTGTTGCCCTCACTGAGCAGGCGCGCGTTGACCGCGAGCTCGAACGAATAGCCGCCCACGTTCACGATGGTGTTCGTGCGCGAGGTGCCGCCGTCGATGATGATCGGGTTTTTGAGAGCCGCGGCCGCCGAGTTAAACAGCTGCGGGCCCACCATCACCAGGAACGATTTGGCGTTCTCGTTGATGGGCTCGCCCTGGTCGTCGACGAACCCGGCCATCGCCTGCACTGCCTGCAGGATGGCCGTTTCCATCTCGCCCGCGGTGGGCAGAGCGCCCGCCTTGGTGGGCGAGAGCTTGTTGGACTGGTTGCCGGCCGGCCCCGAGTCGAGCAGGTGCACCGTGTCGAAGAAAAACGCCCCGTCGTAGCAGATGCTGGTCGGCCCGGCGATCAGCAGAGCCGTGAGCAGCTTGGCCCAGTGCGCGTTTGCGCGGGTGGCCAGTTCCCGGATGCGGTTCATGATCTGGCCCGTCTTGTCGCGGCGCATGTCGTCGAGCAGGATCTCGAGCGTGGCCTCGAACGTCTTGTTCGCGATGGTGATGCCCTGCACGCTGAACCCCTTGGCCTGGCGGCCGCCAATCCACTCGCGCATGGAGGGCGTCATCCCGAGCCAGCGGTAGGTCTCCGATTCCTGGTTGGACTCGAACAGGCTGGTGATGCTGGGCACCCAGGTGCCCCCGATGTCCTGCTCGAGTGTGTTGTAGAACTCGCCGATGATTCCGCGACTTCCTAGATCCGAAATTGTTGGTGGCACAGTGATCACCTCTCCCGAAAGAATTTGTAGAGCTCGAAACCTGAAAATCATCGCGGCCCCGGGGGTTGGCCGGGGCCGCGTTCTGGAACTACGACAGGGTTACGCCGACGTTCTCGATGACCTCCCAGGTGCCGCCCTGTGCCTCGAGCAGCACATTGTTGCCCGCCGCCGCCGCGTAGGTGGCGATGTGCAGGGAGCCGTTGAAGCCGCTGGCCGGCGTCGTGACCGTATGCGCAAACGCCGTGGTCGACGTGATGCGCATGCGTTTGCCGTCGTCCACTCCGGTCGTCGGGAGAGCGAGAGTCATGACCGCAATGCCCGCCTTGGTGATGAGCACATCGGTGAAGCGCTCGGTTGGCAGTGCCACGGCGCCCGAGGCCGCATACGAGGTTTGCGCTGACGCAGCCACGTCCGCGATCAGATCGGAGCAGAACGCGTCGAAGGCCACCACACAGCGGGTGAGCGCGTTGGTGACCGCGTCCTGGGTGAACTCGCAGATGCGGCCCACGATGTAGGCCGCGCCCGAAGCGCCCTTGGCCACCGAGAACGAATCGCTGGTCGAGCAATAGACCAGCGCCCCCACCTTCAGCGGCGAGCCCGCCACCCAGAGCACCACCTTGCCCTTGTCATTGCAGCGCACGCGCCGCGAGCCGGCCAGGCCGAGCCCGGGCCCGTCGCCGATGAACTGCGCCGCGCCCACGCGGTTGTCGCTGCGTTTGATGGCGAAGCCCACGAATACGCCCGCGCCGCCTGCGGTTTCCGGGTTATTGGCGTAGCCCGTGGTGACACCGTCGAGAATGACCGGCGCGCCCTGGTAGATGCAGACGTTGGCATCGATGGGGTACTCCACCACGTTGCCCAGTTCGTAGTTCCTGACGCAATCGGCGGTCAGTGCGCCTTGTACTGGTGTGTCCTGCGACATGCGAATCCTCCTGTTTCAAATTTGTGAAGCGCCTTCGTGCACTGACCGGAACTAGGCCGATTTCTTGCTCAGGACGCGGACCAGGCCCCTGGCCTCGGCCTTGCGATAGGCGCAGTACACCTTCTCGCTGGTGAACTGCCGCGACAGCTTCGGATCCTTCGCCCACTCCGCCTTTGCGATCGCCTCCACCTGCTCGTCCGACATGGAACGATCCACCGCCTGGGGCGCGGCCGCGGGTACGAGCTCGCTCGGTTGGTTGGGCAGGGCCTTCGGCGCATCCTCCCGGAGGTGGGCCGCGATGCCGCCGAGCTTTTTCTTCTCGGCTGCCAGGATCTGCACCGCCGCCTGCTCGCCTGTGGTTTTGCCGTCGAATTTCATGGTCTCCACCAGGGCTTCGTGCCCCGGCATCGCCTGCTCTTCCACGGCCTTGATTCGTGCTCGCTCGCCCTCGGCCCCGGCCTTGAAGCCTTCGTTGAAGCACTGCGTGCGCATGGCTTCGATGTCGGCTGCTTGGGGTGGCGCGCTGGGAGTTGCTGGTGTTGCCATAGTCAAACCTCCTGGTGTCAGCGCACTGGCGCTGCGTTTTGGAAATAACAACTGTTGCCGGGCATCCTTCAGCTGCTGCACTGCCTGGGCGGCCGTTTTCCTGCCGTCCACCAGGCCTGCAGCCACCGCGCGCTGGCCGATGAAAATCCGGCCATCCGCCATGTCCGACAAAACTTTTTCAGAACTCACGCCGCGGTTCCGGGCCACCGCATCGACGAACACGGTGTAGACCTGGTCCACCTGGTCCTGAATCTCCTGCCGGCCTTCGGCCGAGAGCGGGGCGTGCTCCGAGGCCACGCGCTTGTACTTGCCGGCCGTGATCTCGGTGACCTTGATGCCGCGTTTTTCCTCGGCCTGGGACACGTCCATGTGCGAGGCCACCACGCCGATCGAGCCCACCTGGTCGGTCCCGCTCGAGAGATAAACCTCGTCCGCCGAGGCCCCAATCCAGTAGGCAGCGCTGGCCATCAGGCCGGTGCAGACCGCCACGATGGGCTTCTGGCCGCGGGCTTCGAAGATCTGGTCGGCGAACTCCTGCGTCCCCGACACCTCGCCCCCAGGCGAATCGATCAGGAGCAGGATCGAGTGCACGTCGGGATCCGCGAGGGCCGTGCGGAAGTCACGCGCCAGGAGCTGCGTCGAGGTGCCGCCCGAGATCTCCGCGAACAGGTTCATGCGCTTCGACAGCACGCCCTCGATCGAGAGAATCCCGACGCCGCCATCGATGACCAGGCTGCGGTAGTGGTTCTCGAGCTTGCGCCCCATCTGCTGCTCGACGGCCGCAATGTCGATCTTTTCCCCGTGCGCGTGGCGGTCGTAGAGGTCGAGGATCTGCGTATACGTTTCTGGAACAATTGCCCATGGACTGGTGAGAACGTCGAGCACGTTCATTTCTTCTTGCCCTCCTCTTCCTCGTCGCCTTCGTCGTCGCCCTGGTCAGCGGGATCGTCCTCGTTGTCGGTGTCGTCCTCGGGCTTGGCCGGCGCGGGCGCTGCAGCTTCGGCTGCGGGTGGTTTCGCCGGGGCGGGCGCTGGTGGCTTCTTCGGCGCGCCCGGCCCGGGCTGCTGCGGGGCTGGTGTTGGGGACGCGGGCGGTTTCTTGCCGCCGCTGCCAGGTTGCCCTGCAGGAGGTGGAGCATTCGGATCCGGTGGAGGCACGGCGTCGGGATTCTGGGATTGTGGA